ATATTCCTTAGTCATCTCCAGCAGGTCTAAGTTAGACAGTTTGACCGTCTTGTTGTGGAGTTGCTCCAACTTCTCCATGCCTTTTGTGCCGATCTCTTGTGCAAGCCTTATCCCGAAGATTGGGTAGTTGCCATGCTGTGCAACGTTGCACCCGGAACACTGTGGTCTGCAATTAAATTCCGACCATCTGGTTGCCAATGATACACGTGAAAAATAATGACCACACTGTATGTCTTTCCAATGAAAAGTTTTATCGCATGTGTAGCACCTGACATATCCACTGTCATCTGCATATTTCTGCCGTAGGTAATGTGAGAATACGCTGTCAAGTGTCTCAACATACGTTGACCGTTTGTAGTCTTTCTTTTTCTTTTGAGCCATAAACTTCGTTGTTTTGAGCCTTATTCTTGAATCACCGTTGGCACAAGTTTAACCTCCGTGGCCTTCCACTCATGGTTAGGGTCTGGATAGAACGTGATGCTTGACCGGTATTCCTTATCAATTATCATCTCGCCCTGCGTGTCAAGTGTCATGACGTCATTTGTGAATAGCACAAGCCATCCACCTGGTACGTGAATACGGTGCAGATAACCGCCATTGAAGCCGGTCATGTTAATACGTTGTAATGTGTTATAGTCTCCCATTTTTACTCTTGTTTGTTGGAAAGGTTCAAATAAATTACTGTCACTATCACACCGATCACACGGTGCATCGAACTGGCTTTTGAGTTTGTGAGCGCACGCCTTACACTTCTTTTCCATTATTCCTCCTTTTCTTTTGGTTCCCACGAATCAATATGACCACTCCTGGCATTTGAACAGCTCCAACATGGGTAGGAGGTTGGGCTTTTTTCTTCATGTTTACACGTTCCGCAAATGTGGTCTTCCGGTTTAATCTCCGGCAACTCCTTTTTTGCATCTTCCGAGTCCACCAATCCGAGCACGAAGTTCAGTTCAACAACCTGTTCGTCTTTGCCAAACTCGCCGGCTGGCTTCGCTGATTCTAATATCTGTTTGTAAATTGTCATTTGTCCTCCTTTTTACAAAGATCATCATACGTTGTAAACTTCTTCTGTTCCTTCTTCGCCTCCATAGGCATGTACATATCCAGCTTGTCGGGGCGTGTAAAAAACTCAGGCGTCAGCCATTTGTACTTCGACTCAATGTGCCGTTGCTCCTTACGTGCCTCAACCATCGCCACGCCCATACCGTGTAAAGTGTACCCTTCTTTCAACCTTGCGCCCAACTGACTGGCCGTCTTGGCATTGCCGTTGCGATTTGTTCCGAAGATCCTGTTATAGGTGTCCATGAAGGCGGTAAGTTCGTGTGTTGGTGCTGGCTTCGCCTTTTTCTTTGGAGAGAGACGCTGGCTAATCTCACAGAGTAGCGCATCCAGCTTTTCAAGTTTCTCCATCACGTCGTCAATGGAATATTGATTGTCTTCTACGATTAATGGTGGCATGATCTTTTGTTTTTAAAGTTTATTGTGTTTTTATTGTTTTTAAACGGTAAGGTCAATCGCTAAAAAGGAAGATCATCCGGATTGCTCTGTGCATCTTCATGCTCCGGCTCTTCCTTTTTCATCAAGGGGAATTTGTCAAGCACCATCTTCTCAAAGATAACCTCCTGCTCGCTGTCATCCCATCTCTCTTCGCCCTTATACATGATCTTCTTCAACTGTGGCAGGTTTTCTTTTGTGTAGAACGCCTCAACCTTTCTGCCAAACTGATACGCAGTGATGTAGGTTCTTTCCTTCCCCTTCGGCCCGGTATAGGGGAACACGTTTAACACAACCTCGCTATCAAGGTCAATGTTCTGGAGCCTTGACAGGAAACAACGTGCCTCATTTGAACCGTAGTTTAAAGATAAAACCTCAGTCTCTTCGCCATCGGTCATTGTGACATCCCATGACACAATCTTTTTCCCTTCCCACTCGGTTGCTTTCTTTTTGACATTAACAATTTTACCAGTCATCCTGTCGAATGTCTTTTCCCAGACCTTCTTGCCGGATTTCATGGTGCGTTCGATACCCTCTCCTTCACGTGTCTTTACAGTGAAGTGGTTGTTTCTTACCGATACGTAGACTTTTCTTGTTTCTTCGTTTTCTAACATGATCTTAGTTTTTAGATTTGTTTATTGTTTTTCTCCTTGCCAAGCCGTGCTATTTCATAGATATGGCCACAAAAATTATCTGCAAGTTGTTCAAAGTGCGACCAGACCTCCTCGGAATAATCCTTGTTCAAAATGGTTTCGCTGACACGCTGGGTAATCAAACCACGATTATCCCGGATAGCATCTTCCATAATCTTTGTAGCAATAGATTTACTATCCCCAAATGGAGAATCCCTAAAGACATCATAACTCTCAATGTTATTTAATACATGCTTTGTTTGCTCAATAATCAGATCCCGGCAACCAGGCACAACTTTGTCTATTTCATCAAACACAAGGGTATATGACAGGTTAGACAAAAGCCTCTGAGCGTTTTCCTCGTTTTTAAAAAGTTTATGAACCTGTGCTTTTAGTTCATCCGTGACAATTTGTTTGATCTCTTCTTGGGATAAGTAGTCTTCAAAATTAATCTCCATGATCTTACTTTATTAGGTTTGATAATCTGTTTAATATGATTTGACCGTTTAAATTCTCCAACAAAGATACAACATTTTTACACGAAATATCCTTTATGTTGATTTTTTTTTCAACAGTTTGATAAAAAATTTCCACACGCTGACCACCGATGTTAAGAACTTGTCGCTCAATCTCGCCACCCGCCATCTCACGTATTGTCTGTATGTCCTGTAAAACCTGCTTGTCTCCTACATCAATCATCCCCTGTATCTTTCTGATGTAATAGATGACCTTTGTCCTCTCTCCCGTGTGCAGGAAGACACCAATAAGTGTCTTTGGCATGTGTTTCTCGGCTAAAAGGTAGGCAACAATCTTGCGTGGGTAAACAATGTTCCCCCGTGAGATATTCTTATTCAGTACGTCTTCCTTAGACACGCCGAAGTACGTACACGTGCAGTTGAGTATTGCTGATTCAATCATGGTAAGTATCTCCCTTTATTTTTAATGATTTTTACGTTCTTACTCTTACACTTAGGACACTGTATCTTGCAACCTGGCTTGTTAGACCAGAACGTGTGCCCACATTCACACTTCCATTTTGCATTGATCTCTTTCAAAACGGCGCATCCTCCATCGTTAGTTGAACAGGGTGTTCGTCAAGCGGACAATAACCATCGTCCGGCATCACTTCATTAAGCGGAATTCTTGTTCCGTCTTTAAGGATCAGGAAGTCTCCCTCCGCCTCTCCGAGTTCGTAGAACCTGTTTGTGCGCCTATCGAAGTACATACCAACACAACCAGGTATTCCCATTGTCCGTTGCACCTTGCACTTATATGTCCTGATTAGACAGAGCGGGTTGGAGGGATTAGAGATAAAGAAAGGCCGGTGATAGACAACCAAAATATCGGAGTGACTTTGCCACATGATGCCTCCCCGAAGATTCAGCGGATCTAACATCCTGAAATCACCCGTGTCCTTATTCCTTTCTATTGTGGAATTTGGGTGAACGACAACGATAAAAAGAACATTGTGTTTGAGCGCAAACCTCTTTGCTGCAAAAAGGAAGAACTCAATGAACTTATCATCACGCCCAAATGACTCAGCCCACTCCTGTATCAGAACACCAAACGGGTCAACGACAACACAGTTTACCTTATATTCCAACACAGCCTCTTCAAAACGTTCAAGGATATATTTTATTGTGGGTCTGTCGTTTTCGGGGTAGATATACAGAAACCGTTGGTCAACCCAGTCAATCTCTTCCGACAACCTGTCTGTTTCGATATGTTGTGGAAACTTCTTTTGCACCGAAAGACCCGTTTTTGTATGTATGATGTCAAGGTTCCATGTTGTTGGAGGGTGCGATTCCGGCGTGAAAAAGGCTGTCTTCCAGTCATCTTTAACGGACTTGTTAATTAAAAGCTGTGCAATAAAAGCAGATTTTCCTAGGTTGCCCGGCCCCGCCATGACGAGGACACAACCTTGTGGTAGGCGCATATGCTTGTCAAGTTGAGGATAGTGTGTCGTTGGCCCCATCTCAAGACCACGTTCAAAGACATCAAGTATCTCCGCTTTTATGCTACCTGCTGTTATTAGGTCTTTCATGAGTTATTAGTTTGTTTCTCACTAAATTTTTCAATGTGCCTTAAAATTATAAATTGGTTTAATAATATCTATGATCTCAACCGTTTCATTAATTGCATCAAGGATTTCGGTCATCGACTTATATGCGTCCGGCGCCTCATCTAAGGTTTCCGGCAACACAGATGTTGAATAAATGCCGCTCATTTGATTTTTAAACTCGTTAATGTTTAGTTTTTTATGTGCTTCGCTTCTTCCCATTAGCCGACCAGCGCCATGTGGTGCTGAATAATTCCAATCAGCGTTGCCTTTTCCTTTTGCCACAATAGACCCATCACGCATATTAATCGGGATAAGTAATATCTCGCCCAATTCGGCAGAAACAGCGCCCTTGCGCAAGATCATCCGACCGAAATCAATGTAGTTGTGGATGGTCTCAAATGTTTCTGTTTCCCTTAATCCGGTCTTTTCAAGTATGATATTTGTAATGGTTCTGCGGTTCAACACGGCAAATTGTTGCATCAATTTCATGTCGTGCATATAATTGTCAAAGTCTTCACCGGATAGATAGGCCAAATGATTGTTAATAACCGGCTTTGTGAGTTGTTGCAATGCACCACCTATTTCTCGTTGTCTTCCTTCTTTTTTCAATCGTTCAATTAACTCATAACGCACTTGCGAGTCATCAGTTAAATGACTAACGGCTATATCTTGATAGTATTTTGCAACCTGGGCGCCAATGTTTCTTGACCCGGAATGTATCACTAAAAATAATTCATTTTGTGAATTTTTTCCAACCTCAATAAAATGGTTTCCTCCCCCCAGCGAACCAATGGAAAGTTCCGCCCGGCCAACATTAAGATTTTTAGCGATCAGTTTATCAAGGCAAAACCCGGCTTTTGGTTCTGTGTGCACGTTAAATCCGTTTGGTACGAACTCGTTAATGGCGGCATCAAGTTTCGGCAAGTCAATATCAGTATCTCCAAGTTTTATTGTCAACATCCCACAACCAATATCAACACCAACTAAATTTGGGGTAATCTTATCTTTTATCTCCATTGTTGTGCCGATGGTGCACCCCGCTCCGGCATGGCAGTCGGGCATGATTCTGATTTTTGCGTCAACATATGGTTCAAATGAACCAAGTTCTTTAATTTGATCTAATGCGGCGTCTTCAATAGTTGTTGCATAGACCTTAATATCGTTCCCATTATTTCGTTTGATCGTTTGCATTGCCTTTCAATTTTTCTATGTGATCTTCAATGTCTTTCTTCTCTACAACACCCATGCTTTCGATTCTATTTAAGACAGTATGTATCTCCCCGCTTTCGATGAGTTCCTTCGTCACGTTATACTTACCCAACTCATTCTCTAACCACGTCACCCTGCCTACAAGATAATTGTTGTACGACCGTAAAGACTTGTTCTCGTTATAGATATACGTTGTCTCGTTTATGTGATTGTACGAATACCGCATGACGTCAATGATGTTCTTCCAGAACTTATATCCCCTGCTGTGCTCCTGCCCGGCCAACTTTTCTTCGCAGTCGGCTATTGCAGCAAGCAGCATGTCTTTTGCGCTCCCGTAGACTGTATTAGTTTTCAGCATCTTTTGTCTTCATTATTGCAACAACAAAATCTGATCTCTCACGTGGTGTATGACCAACGATTGCAAAGTAACACTTAAGTTCTGTCTCCGTAAATTCAGGGAGCGAGATTGTGACAGACCACTCGTACTTATTCAACCAGCCCATGCGTTCTGCCGCAGTAGAAAGGGGGAGACCAATAAGACCGTGCTTCTCGATCCACACTATCTGATCAGGTGTGAACTCCAGCCTTTTGAGTAGTTCTGTTGTAAGTAGTTTCATCCCCAAAAGAGTTTAAGGAAGGCGAACGGTATAATGTCTTGTGCTTCTGCGGCGGCATCAACCGAGAATAGGACAGACTGATCTATTACAGACGGGTCTGATTCCCATACTTCAACCATCTGATGCCGCATGTTTGCAACAAGGTATCTCTTTTCTTGTGAGTCGTCTTCCGGGTTCGGTCGCCACGTACCATTGAGTGCATCGGCAACATCTTTCAACATACCGCATTTGTGTGCGAAACTGTATTTTGTGTAGTCGCGTGGGAGATTGTTTTTTAGGGAGTAGAGAGAGTACACAAGGTCGAAGATGTTTTCTTTTTTGGGTGATGGTTCCTGTTTTTCTTGTGGTTCCCACAAGGACTGTATTGGCTCGCACAAATCACATTGACGAGAATCAACCGCATCAATGTATTTGCATGTCGCACAATTCTTGTTCATTTGTCCTCCTTTTTTGTTTTTTCTTTTTTAATTTTGCTTATCCCGATGTATATGAACTCGACGTCCGTGAAGTCCTCCATCGGATACAATTTTTTTATGTCATCGACAACGGCTTGGCTTGAAACAACGTGTATTT